AAGATTCTCGGTCGCCATGAGTTTGGCAAGACCGGACTTTTGAATTTGAATGTTGCTCATTAGATAACCTCAATCATCATTGAACAATCATTATATATGAACCAACAAACTTTGTCAAGTGTTGCAATAATGACATCTTTTTCTCCAATCAATCAACATATGGCAATGATATCATGGGCAGATTACACTGTCAAGCTTTAAAGTTTGTTGTTAATTTCATACCGTAGTTATTAACACCCTGAGGTATTGTGATATCTTTTTTGTAACGCAGTTCGTTTTTCTTGAATGGAGAATAGTCAACATAATGATGCCATCTCTTGTATCGCCATACCATTCGCGCAACATCTGGATGCATTCTAACTAGCATTTCCGATTTGTTTCTTGTACCCTCAGCGTTGACACCATCTATCCAATGATTCTTTTCAATACCTTCTTTGTGATAAAATTCTTCTGTGTTACCACCCTTGACAGTTTGTGTCGCTGCTTTACCTTGTAGAAAGCAATTGAACTGAATCGTACAATCACCATCTTTCAATACACGGAGACAAATATCAGTGTCTTCATTGTAACGACCACGCCAACGATGTTTGCAATCATTTGAAATCAGTAATGTAGAATAGATTCGTGTGTTCTTTACATATGGTGGATAGCTTTGATTTGGTGCAATGAAGAATCGATACTGAAAGCCGGAGATAGGTACGTTCTCAAAACGATCAATGAAATCTTCTGCCGCTTTGAAGATTACGCCAGACTCAACACGAATTCGTTCGTTCTTGTGAAGACGGTAGAAGTCTGCGATATTATCATCAAGCACCCAATGCTTCTCAGCACCAATAGAAATAGAATGATCCCAACACCAGTTTCTTGCACGACCAGGACCATCACCATGATTACTGAAAGGTAACTCTAGCAAAGTTACCATATCTAGTTTGAATTTTTTTACTGCTTCTTTGTATGGTTCTAAGTCTTGAGGTTCAACTGAAATGTAATGTGGTACTCTCATTCTATTCAAAGAACGAGATGTAATCATTGTTTCGTGTCTGCCTTTAGATATAATATAAACTGGATATTTTGGATTTGTCATAGCACATCTCTAAAAACTTTATTCAATGTTTCTTTAAACTTGTCTACACTGTGTTTCTCTTGCGTCATTTTAGCAATGTTTTGTCTATCCGTCAAGGAAATTTTGTTCATGTCGTTCACTATTTCTTCTAGTTCTTTTGAATTTATTCCTCTTTTAATATGTTTGTAATGTGTATCAGATGCGGCAATATATTGACTTGCGTGTTTGTTGGATGAATCTGTTATTAATACTATTGGTAATCCATGACTAAGTGCTTCTAGTGCTGTAATGCCCCAACTCTCTAGTTGCCAAGTAGAAACTAAAACTCCACCTTTTGACATTGTGAGTAGTGTATCTGAATGAGATAATCCTCTAAACGTGTGCTGTGGTTCTTGCCATTTTAGATTAAAATCAAAGTATTCTTTTTCTTTAGGGTTCTTCAGTATGTTATTAGAACCCGTAATCACTGCTGTTTTCAAATTTGTGTTTTGGGCTTTTCTGTGTAGCCAAAAAGGATCTTTACTTCTTATCGTTCTTCCTATTGTAACAGCATCAAACTCTCTATCTGACATATAAACTTGTTCTTTTCCAGAACAGCACGATGAGTTTATATATCCTTTTACACCTCTGATCGTGTGCCCCAAAAGTCTTTTACTTTGGGCATCAAAAAATTCATGTTGACGCTGAGAAACAAAGTAGAGATGACCACCAGAATTTGTGAATTGATCAAACGTTTTTATCATCTCAACGTTTTTCATTGTGCGCTCTAGAGGTTCATGACATAACCAAACAGTAGGTAAGTTATATCGTATTAGATCACTGCCGTATATCTTTGATGTATCATTGATAAAGATAATGTCTGGCTGATTTGTCCACATTTCGAAGTGCAGATTACCTTTGCCCGTGCGCGTTTTTCTTTGCTTTTCTGTGATTTCTATAGGAATCACATTTGGTATATTTTCGTATACCAATTTTTTAAATCTTTCAATACCACCAAAAATTTTATCACTGTGAATACTTAGTCCGTTTTGAACCAAGTATGGCATCAGTATTTTAGGAGAACTCACTCTTCAATCCATCTCTTCAACATGTTTTGATCACGCTCAAGTTTTGGATGCCAAATAGATTTTGTCTTCTCACTGAGATTTTGATCGATGAGTTTTGCAAAGTCTTCATAGTCTTCTTTGTTTCGAAAGTGTATGTAGATTGTTTTATATGTCTTCTTGTCGTTCTGCACATACTCTGGCATACCAGTCCAATGTTTTTTCCATTCAACATTATCAACATCAACACCGCCTTGTTCATCTTCTTCGTCACTTTTACCAAAGAAACGATTGAGAGTTGGTGGCTGATACTCATCGGTTAGCAACTCCATGCAATTTTCATAAGAACCAGATTCTTTAACTTCTTTATTTTCCATTCTTTTGACCCCTAATAATTTTCTTAACGATCTTGTTTGCTTTTTGTCTTGCCATTTTTAGTGCAAGTGGCTTTACATGACTAGTATACTTGATTCCATCAAGGTGTTCAAGTTCATGTAAAAAACATCGCGCAGAAATACCTTCAAGCCTTGTTTGTTTTACGGCACCATTCTCATCTGTAAACTCAACTTCAATCCATCCTGATCTTTTGATATTCAAAAACAAACCTGGAAAAGATAAACATCCTTCTTTACCAATTTCAAACGGTTCACCAAAAGACAAAATTTTAGGATTAATACACACTAATTGGAACTCATCGGTGCCAATTACGAACATTCTTTCAGCAACACCACATTGATTTGCAGAAAGACCCAAACCTGAGTATAGTTTCATTGTCATCTTTAATCGTTTAGCCAAAGTAACTAATGCTGGTTCTGGAAAACCACCAGTATATTCAGGTATTCTTTTCTGCAACAAAGGATGATCTTCACCAAAAACAGGCAAAGGATTAATTTTCTCTTGCTGTATTACGCCAGCAGAGGTATCAATAGTTAGAATTTCACTCATTTTACTATCCTTGAAAAGTTTTTTACTTTCTCAAATTTAATTGTATTGGCAAATTTATCTTGCAGTATATCACCCTTGTGACTGATGACAAACAGATTTACATCATCAAGTGAGTGTAGAATCTTCATCAGTTCTTCTGTACCTGTTGTGTCTAATGATGAATCAAATACTTCGTCAAGTATCAGTAGATTGGTGTTGGTAGAGTTTTTGAGTTTTGCTATTGCTCTCCATGTCAACATCAACGCCATGTCAATGCGTTGTTTTTCACCTTCTGAGAAATTGTGGTATCCAAACTCATCACGATGTCTTGATTTAATTGTTTCTTTGAACGACTCGTCAAGATTAAAATTAACAAAGAAGTCCATACTGTTCAAATACTTATTGATAAGTTTGTTAATCACAGGCAAATATTGTTTGATAATATTTGTTTTTATACCACTATCTTTCAACAGTGTAGCGGCAACATCAAAGTATGCTTTTTCATCCAATAGTTGCTTCAACTCATCTTGTGCTTGTTTAATTTGATTCTTAATTACACTCAATTCACTATGATCAGAATCTTGTTGATTAACTTCCTGCAATTCTTTGATCTGTTTTTCCAATTTCTCAATTGATTCATTTAGACCTTTGATACTTGTTTGTGTGGTAGCAAATTGAATACGAACGTTTGACAGTTTCTTTTCTTCTAAACGAATTGAATTTAATATTGTTTCGTGTTCTGAAATTTTTGTCTGTAGTTCTTTTAAACCACCATCAAGTTCTTGCTCTTTTGATAGAATTTCCCCCAACTGCCCTTCTTTAAACTCCATGGTAATGGCTTGCCTGCACGTTGGACAATCAGCATTGTGTTCATAGAAATGTCTATCCGATATAATTTTGGATATCTTGCTTTCAATTTGCGATTCAAGTTTTCTAAGCGCCGCAATCTTCTTCTCATTTTCAGGTGCTTTTGCCACGATGGCATCCAATGAGGTAATTTGTTTGCCCAACAAGTCAACTTCATTTGATAGGGTGCCAATGGCTTCTCTACTACTTTGAATCTCACTCTCATATTCTTTTATCTTTGTTTCATTGTTTTGATTGAGTTTATCTTGATGTTCTTTTTTCAAATCATATTTTTGAATCAACAACGATATTTCATTTTTCTTTTCTACAGTTATGTCTTTGTTATTTGAAAGTCTATCTTTGATTAAACCATTCATCGTAGAGAAGATTTGAATGTCTAACAAATCTTCGATGATTGCTCGACGATCAGCGGCAGACAACTGCATGAACGGCGTAAAAGATGCTGAACCAAGAATTACGATCTGTGTAAAAGACTTATAGTTTAGTTTGAGAATAAACTTCTCTAAGTAGTCTTGATAATCTCTTACAGCCGCATCTTGATTCAGCAAAACTGAGTCTTGGTATATCTCAAAGACATTGGGTTTAATACCACGAACAATTCTATACGATTTACCCGCAGTATCAAACTCAACTTCTACCAGACAATCTTTTCCATTAATTGAATTAACTAAATTTGGTTTGTTGATATTACGAAATGCTTTACCAAACAAAGCAAAGCATAACGCATCAAGCATTGTAGATTTACCTGATCCGTTATTACCCACAATCAATGTGTTTGATATACTATCTAACTTTATTTCAGTAAAATAGTTCACAGTGGAAAGAAGGTTCTTCCACTTTACATTACGAAAAAATAACATTATTTAAACTTAGGTCCTTCAACCCATACGACTACAGATTCTCTCTTACCTTTAGTTACTGGTGCAACACCATGAATCATAAACGATGGAAATGCAAGTACACGACCTTTAAGTTGTTCCATCTTCAAAAGTTTTTCTTGTTCAGGTGAACCACTTTGAATATAGAATTCTCCACCTTCATACTCACTAGGATCAGATAATATCAAAGACAAAGACAACTTTCTTGTTTCTGCCATATCAACAGGTTTATCGGAACCTAAAATAGTATCCATGTGGTAATCATACTTTTGTTTCTTCTCACCATCATAAACAGTATATTGAAATGCTGAAAATCCATTCAAATCCATCTCATAGAATCTATCATTAATCTTTTCTGTTACCCATGCAAGTCTTTCAAATATCCATCCACTAGTATCGTCTGGATGAGCCCATGCTATATCTGATTTTCTTGCTTCATTATCAGGATCCATTTCACCATCTTTTCCAACAGTTGTTCCTGTTACTAATTCAAGACCACGACAATACTCTTTTACTTTATCAAGTTCTTCATCTGTAAAGAGTCCATCCCAAAAAACATAAGGATAAGTTACTCCCATTCTTTCTTTTGGAAATAGATAAATCGATCTACTCATTCTGTTTTCTCCACGTTCAATGCCTCAACATATAGTTCCCGCATTACTGTTTTTAATTTATCTGATTCAACATTCAATTGTAGACCATCAATATACTTAGAAAGTATAGTCATAGTATCTTCGGCTTGATCGATCAATTCTTGATCTTGATCAAGAGATACCTCACTAAAATCTTCCACAATCGATAAGTCAGATATTCCACATTTATATAGGTTATCAATAACAGTATCAAACATAAAAGGATTCTGTTTGTTTAAAACAACCACTTTAACATAAGTGTCATGGTGTTGTGTGTAATCGTATTGTTTCCAATATTCAAAGTCTTGTTTCGTATCATCATACGTTATCTTATAGAACATACGATAAGGATTTTGAATAAAAGTAAGTTCTCTAGTGTCAGTATCAAAGATATGAAATCCACGTGGATCATTATAA